CCCAGTACGGGTCCCCGAACCTCTCGAACAGACGCGTATAGCCATTCCCTCCCAAAGGAATAACTAGACTTTTACGACGATCGCGCTCGTCCCAGACGACATAGCTCCTAAAAGCATCATCTGGCACGTGGGAATCAGTCGTTTTTCCACCATAAATAGGTCGCGAAGACCAAATGCAACATACAAAAATATAGAATAGGCCCACATTCTATTCACCTTGTCAGCGACAGTACTATACTGCTCACCCGAGTCCTCAGGACCCTCCATCGACGGAGTGAACCGCGAAGCGATTCTCACATATGCAGAGTAAACTCGCACAGCATCCCCCAACTTCAAATCCCGCAGCCTCGGGTCCGGTACCGTAACCGGCACCGAAGGCGCGTATCCGCGCAAGGCACTCTCAAACACGAGTTGCTTAGACCAAGCCACTCCGTCCGTCCACCGAAATGAACGAACGAGCGGCTTCCCTTCCATAAGCCCCCCGTAACTAGTGCACCTCCGCATACCCCTCACCTTCGATACGGCTAACTGCAACGGACTGGTTTTCAAGAACATCCCCTCCGACAGCCTCGAAATGAGAGCAGGCATCCCATTGATACCACTAGTCTTCACCTTTAGCCTGCTTACGACGTGGTAGCGCTTCCAAAGCACTCGCCCACCCGATATCGACAGACTGCGCCTCCCGTGCAATCCGAAACCTAGACCCCCCAAAAACTTCGGGGTGTCCATCAGCTCCTCAACTACCTCGGGAGTCGCGGCTTGACCATGAACCTTCAAGAACCTACTCACCATCTGAGCCGCCACGACCCTGCATCCAACCAAGCCTCTACGAACGCCCTTTAGCAAATCAGCGCATCGAGCGCCGAAGCGTGTAGACTTTGACTCTATTGCACCGCCCAAGTTCGGCTTCTTCCAAATCACAGAACCAGCAACGCGCGCAGGAAAAGCAGAGACAACACCCGGATGATACAATTCGTGTAGAAAATCGAACGAACGGTCAGACATCCACGTCTTCAGACCATTCACCTTCAATCCCAACTTTTCATACTCCCCGGCGAAATCAACACTAGACCCCGGCTTACCGATCAGAATGGCATCATCCCCCTGATACATCGCACATTCTATCCCAAACTGTAAATTTTCCGAAACCACCTCAGCCGCCGCACGGTTGAGCACAGAATCGATGACTGCAGTCCATTTGTGTCCACTCGGGACCCCGACCGCCCACGGGATATTACCCGCACGAGCGTTTTCGAAGCTGAAGAGCTCAGCTTCTCTCAGTTGCGCGATGGTGTCAGCCATATCGTCAATCCCCAAATCCCGAAAGTGTCGAACACACTCCGAGAAAATAGAATCG